GCCTTGGAAATGATATCCTCGCGACGTGCCTTTAGAGTATCCTTAAGTTCAGCAGCTTCGGCGTCCTTGTAACCAAGGGCATCCACCATGGCGTCGATCTCTTCAGGGATAACAGACTCAACGTGAGCAGCGGAGTCAACCAACTGCTGGTCGGTCATGTCCTTGAAAGCCTTCTGAGCTTCACCCTTGGTTCGGAGACCGTCCCAGTCTTGAACATCCTTAGCCCATGATCCCGGCTGGGAATCATTCTTGAGTCCGCCCTGTGCACGGAACATCATGGTTCCGCCAGTGTCGATACGTACAGGGTTTCCTTCGGTGTCAGAGACAATGTTGTCATCTCCAAGTCCTAGGACATCCCAGTTCGCTAGCCACGCGTCAACAGCGAAACCGTCACGGACCTTATCCATGTACTCTTTGTCACCATACTTGGAGCCAAGATCTGACTTGGCACCATCGATCATCGGAGAAGCTGTCCCCAGCTTTCCGTTGAATGTGGTGAGCTTTTGGGAAGGAGAACCTACCCCAGCGGCATTATAGATTTGTGACGCGAGTACTTCAGCGCGCGCGTGGGAATCCGACTTGGACTGCTTGACATACCACTTCTGGCCGTTCTCATCCTCGAAGACACCTCCGGGGTTTGAGCCAGCCTGTGATCCAACCTTCTTCCAGTTGGAAGTGTCGATTGGGGCAAGATCATCCATGATCGTCTGGCGGTCACGTGGAGTTCTCGGAGTGGAAGATTCTTCCTTTGCTCCGGTGATCTCTGCCTTGAGGTCTGCGATCTGCTTGGCTAGTGCCTCGTACTGTGGGTCTAGAGGTCGGTCTGAGTCCTGAGCTTCTGGCTCTGGGTTCTCTTCTCCGCTGCTTCCTCCGGACTCAGGAAGGTTACCTGCTCCGGAGTCGTCACGAATCTCTCCGCTCTGTCCGCTGTCATTCCCGGTTCCGGTTTCGTTTCCGGCGTTGGAGTCGGTTGAGCTTCCGGCGTCTCCGTTGTTGGAGTCTCCGGTGTTTCCTTCTGTTCCATGGTTTTCTCCTGTCTTGAAATTCTTTTCTGTCAGGATTGGGGTTGCCTTGACGCGGTAACCCTTGTGTCCTGCTGGGGTAGTGTATTCTTCCACACCTGTGATATCAAAGTCAAGGTTTCGAGGAAGAAGGACTTCTGCTTCAGGACTGAATGCCTCACCTACGAGGGAGTAATCAATCTTGTGGGCAGTGAATCCCTTGGGGAGGGCAATCTCCATGACGATAGGGAATGTACCCAATCCACCGGAATTCTCTACCCATTCATTAGCCTTGTTGGCATCCTGAGAGGTCGAAGTGAAGGCGTGGTCGTGGAGAACACCCTTGTTGAGAAGTCCGTCAAGAATAGCCTGATTAGCAGTGAGTCCACGGTAAACCGTGGCATCTTCTGCCAAAACAGACTTAGCCATGATGTTGTCAATTCCAAGGATTTGACGCGCTAGCTGTGCTTCCTCAACCTTTCCAGCACGAAGAGAGCCGTTGATGTAATTGCTTCCGCCAACGTACTGTTCAATTGAATAAGCTTCGGTATTGTTGAATCCTTCGAAATCACCAAAGGTCTCATCCTTACCAAAGTATGAAGACTCAATATTTACTTCTGCTGAAAGAGAAGCTTGGAAAGATTCTCCTACTAGAGCGTGAAGCTCTTCATCGGTGACAGATGTATCAGAAGGCTTTTCATTCAGGAGTCCAGTATTGGTGTCCTGTTCAACAAGCCATCCGGTTTCCTCGTTATTGGAAATGTGGCTGACAACATCTTCATCAGTGTATCCGGCGCTGCCATCGTTCTTTCCCCAGTCATTGTCGCCAAACTTGTTGAAGACAACATCTTCACCGGACTTTGACTTAACCAGAGTACCGGCAGGGGAGATTTTGAGCATGGAAAGGCGCTTGGCCTTCTTCTCAGCATCCGCATCTGTAGCTTCCGGGGCAGTGTAGGTTGGCTCAGGAATAACATCCTTGAGTTGTTCCTTCAATTCCGGGGTAGCCTTGATGACATTGTTGGAAAGACCAATGGTCACAGAATTTTGTGGCTCGCCAGTCTTGACGTGCGGAACCATCTCGCCCTCAGGAAGCTGCACAACAGCGTATGCGTGTTCCTTGATGGAGATAACCTTACCGATCTTGGGACCACCGGCAGTGTTGACACGCTCGGCCTTCTTGGTAGCCCAACCCTTGCCCATAGAGAATGGCTTGAGCGGGTCGGCACCATCAGGGGCGATAACTTCATCCCCAATAGAGAGTTCCTTGGCAGGAGTATAAAGTTGTGCGCCCTCTGAGGCTGTGATATAAGTATTTCCGTCCGAAGTCTTACTTACAGTAAGAGGGGACGTTGTTGTGTCAGGGGTGTTGTCGGAGTCTTGACCAAATTTTTCAATGGCCTTCTTGTGCTGCTCGGAACCAGTTCCGTACATCTTTTCAGCAGCAGCAATCTTGTCCTGATCTGTCATCTTAGAGTAAGATTGACCTTCAGGCTTGGAGTCACCCTTTGCTGGGAGGGAAGCCTTGCCGTCAATAACAGTAATGTTCTTGGCCGGAACCTTGACAAGTTTGCCTCCGCTTTCCTTGTTGAGTCGGACAATGGCACTAGTGCCCTCTCCGTCAACTACCTCTCCGGTAACTTCTTTTCCAAGGATAGAAGAGAACCACTTGACTCCCTTACCCATTTCGACAAACTTACCGTTCTTGTCACGAAGCTGAAGCTTCACAAGAGCTTGGCGTTTTGCCTTACTTATATTCCATGCCATTTATTACGGCTCCATCAGTGTCGGAGGGGCTTGTTCATTACTTGTTGCGGGTTGTTCAATTGTATCAGACGGTGCTCCCGCTGCCGGTGCTGCTTCACCGCCTACGGCGTTCTGAAGTGCATTGGCGCTAGCTGGATCTGATAGTGCAAGAGCTTTATCTCTTGCTGCTTTTTTCATCTCTTCAGGGATGATAGAGTCAAGAAGTGTCTCAGACATGGCGTCGGAGAGGATAGCCCTCTCTTCAGCAATACGCTGAACTCTTTCGAGATCTGTAGGAGCATCCTGTGGAGTGAATCCGTTGGCACGAAGTACAGCTTCCTGACCCAGAATCTTCATCTGGTACAGGGTAACTGCTGCTTCAGCCTTCGATGGCTTTGCTGTGATAGCTGATGGATCATACCATACTACTGCACGGTTGACTACACTTTCCGGGAAACCCTGCTTGCGTAGGGCTGGACGGAGGAAGCCAATCGTAAGGCAATCCACGATAAGGAGGATCAGCGGTTCGATGTGAGCCTTGTAGAGTTGTTCTTCGATAATAATAGCGTTAGAATATTTGACGGAGGACATTCCAGAGGCAACATCCTTAGGGATGTCAAGACCACCCAGAATACGGTCAAGTAGCCATAGAGACCTCTCATTCATCTGAGGGTCAACACCACGCTCAAGAAGAATGTGTCGGATCAGTGCTCCCTGCTCGTCAGGTCCACGGATAATCGTGGGAACGAGTGTAGCGCCGGAAGAAATATCTTCAACCGGCTTGAGAAGTCCAGCACTTAGCTCTTCTTCAAAGGAGATGTCAAGTTCAGGGTGACTATCTACTGGATCTCCATCGGCAACCATATCTCCGTCCATATCAGCGGCACTGGACAAGCCATCAGGGATGAAGAGGATACCAGCGTTCATTCTGGTCTTTGCAGCAGCAGCCGCAGCACGGTCGAGGGATAGAAGTTGGTCACAGTAATCAAGAACACCACGGATAGATGAATCTGCTTCATCGGAATATCCGCCGTGGTTGTTCCAGATGCGAGTGGCAAAGCCATCAGGAGGGAGAATAGTGTAGTCTGCTGGCTTGGAGTCTCTACGGTGCTTGATGGCGACCTTAGCTACCTTGTTAGAGCTTGTACCGACAACTTCCATGACGGATCTGATCTGGTATTTTGCTCCCTCGCCCGTAGAGGCTTTGGCTTCCTCTCGGACAAGCCAGCACTCACCTGCAACGAACATATTCAGTGCAGCGCTACGGAGAAGTCCTGAGGTTCCTCCATTGCCCGATTCTAGCAGATAAAGGATGTCCTCAGCAACTTGGGCGAAGTCTTCCGGGAGGGATTCTATACTATTGATGTCAGAGGGCACGTTTGCTGTTTTGTCCACATAACCTACGAAAAGGTTGACTCGGGACGCAATGTTTGCTACAAGGTTGGCGGCGTACTTGATTTCGCCAAGAAGGTCATAGTAAGCCCATGCCTCTTCCTGCCACTTGTCTGTCTGGCGGCGCTTGTTAATTGCATCGATTTCTTTCTTGTTTTTCATATCGACGCGTGTAGCGGAAGCCGTGAGGGCGCGAGGGGTGTTGTAGGCTGCAACGGCTGGAGATAGTGTTCCCATCACTGAAGACGATGGTAGTCTATCGAAGATTGATTTTGGCATGTCTTCTCCATGGAAGAATTGAGATCTGTAGTCTCAATTCTACCATGAAGAATAGTCTAACTATCTATTGAGACAGTTTACACACTCAGGGTGAGGGCTGTCAAACATTTCATGGTTGTGCATGTACTCTTTGATTTCAAGCACTGTATTGTCGAGATCTAGACGCATTCGATACTGAATGTAGTTGTACGTGTCAACTCGCACACCGCACCGTTTAGTAAGAGCCAACCGGCACATCATTTCAAGGTCTTGAGACCTCTTCATAAGGTGAGCAGTGATGAAATCTTCAATCACTGGTCGAGACCTTTGGTGTACACTACTCCCGTGACAGCAGATGCCGCCAAGAGTCCGGAGACAATATCCGCGCCGTCTGGATTGACCTTACGGAGGGTGAAGATTACCGCACCGGCCCAGATGGAAACACACCACGGACATCCGATGAAGTAGGAGATCTTGGAGTTCTGCGGGAACTTGGAGTAGATTGCCATTCGGAGGTCTTGGGTGATCTCGTCGTCCATGACCAACTTGGTCAGGCGGTAGGTTGCCAGCAGATCGCTGACGAACCGGATGAGCTTATTCACTTGGTGCCTCTTTCGCTGGCAGGTATGGAGCAAGATGGGTTCCGCAGTAGGATGTGCCCTGATAGAGGTACACCACATGGTTCTCCGCTGGGGCTTCTAGACCGTCCCGAAGACACATCCAGCATCCTGTTTGGACAGCCTGACCGGTGTGAATTACACCTTGTGGCTCTTCAGGAGAGTCCGTGAGGGTTGCTACATCGAATCGTGGTGATTTTGGAGGCATATTTCCTTTACTTTCTGATATTTCTTGGTGGCATAGGTACTCCATCAAATGGACGGACACTCCTTAGGCGGGAACCGCACCCACAGTTCTCTGCTCTTCTGAAGTAGTAAGTATGTCCAAGAGTGGTTGTTACAGTGTATCCCTCTTTACTATTGCCGTCAAATTCGACAAGAGGTTCTTTGATCATAGTCTCCGGACCCGGAGGGGTATCATGGAATACATAGAAATAGTTATCGGTTACGATGACCTTTAGCTCCTGATCGTCAAGAGGCGGCTCATTCACACCACCGATACTTACTTGTGCAGGGAAGAGATCTATGTAGATTAGGTTTGCTTGTTCGGTGTCAACTGACCACGGCATCTAGTACTTCCTAAGTCTTTGCTTGATGGAGGAATCGGATACTCCCGATGCACGTGCCAAATCTGCTCTGGAAACCCCCAAAGAACTATACTCTATGAGGTACTGCTCAAACTCTTCTGCCGCTTTACGGGAAGGGGCATTCTCATCGGTGAATCGACGGACTGACGATGCCAGATGGGCCAACTCCACAAGAGTCTGACACTCTTCCGGAGACAAGATGTATTTTTCCTTGGATTTCTTTTTCTTTTCCCTAACAGGGATCTGGGGTACTTCTGGTAGTTC